ACTTCTGTGATGAATCTCCGTCTGACCTTGGAGACGATTCGGGACGTGGCGATCCAAGGCTTATCCGAACTCCCTCGCGAGAGCCGAGTCCCGTTGACGTATCCCAAGCTGCGGAGCGATCGGGAGGTGGTACCGGCGGTCCAGTTGGCGACGGACTTCGCACAGGCGATTCCCGCCGGCTTCACCGGGGTGCAGGTCGCACGCGTCACGAGCCCTCGAGTGAGTTCCAAGAGCTGCACGACGCCCTCGAGCTCACATGTGAGCGCGTGGTCTGCCGATTCCCAGCACTACTACGTGCGGACGGTACCTGGGGAGTACATCGTCTTCACGCGAGAGGGGCAGGAGGTGGCCCGGCCTGGGTTCACCTTTGAGCCCACCTTCAGCTTGGTGCGTCCGGGTGTCCTGATTGGCATCGGGAAGGGCGGGAGCGTGGTCTGCGAGTATGACCTTGGCACGAAGACGCTGCGGGACGTGCTGGACCTCAAGATGCTGCCTGGCTGGCCACTTGGCGAAGCGTACGCCGGGACGCTGGTAGCTTCAGCCGCCCCAGAGCGCATCGCGGTCATCTACGGGGGCCGCGGGCAGGATCTGCACACGAAGTGCGTCGTCTACGACGTGGAGGCCCACGACTGGCAGATCGTGGATTCCATGATGCAAGCGCTGGGGTTCAAGATTCACGGCATGGCGCTCGACAAGAGCGGGCAGTATCTCGCGCTCTACCCGACCGCGGCGGATCTGCGGCAGGGTAAGAGCATCGGCTATTTGCACGATCTCAACGGGCCGGATGACAGGCGCTGGCTCCCGCTCGAGCCGTGGGCACACGGTCACGCAGCGTACGGGTTCAACTGCTACGTGAACCAATCGGGAGACGGGGGAGGCCCGTACGACGCCTACCAGTGGAAGTACCGGACGCTCAACGACCCCGCGACCTGGCGGAACCTGATTCCGCAAGTGCTCAGACCCGCGTTGGTGCAAGGGGGGGATCACTCCTGCTACCACAACGCGCAGCCGGATGTGCAAGTGCCATTCTGCACGGCGACGTACCGCAAGGACGCGCCGATCGACCCGTGTCCCCGGCGGGCTTGGGATGACGAAGTGCTCATGGTGGCGACGGACGGCAGCGGCAGTGTGTGGCGGGTGGGGCCGCATTACAGCATCACGGAGCGGGCGAACGGCTCGCTGATCTATTGGGCGACCCCGCGGCCGCAAATCAGCCCGGACGGCCTCAGCATCATTTCAACCAGCAATCTCATGGGGACGCTGGGAGCCGATACCTCTGACGGCGAGCTGGGTGGTATGCGCTGCGACGTGCTCAAGTACGACCTTGAGGTGTGACGATGGATTCAACCCAAATCGGCAAAATCGAGTTTAGCCCCGGGACGACGATGAGCGCGGCGGAGATGATCGATGAATACCGTCGCCAGCGTCGTCGTTCGTGGCTGGTGCTTCTCGTGGGCTTAGGCATTACCGTCGTTCTACTTGTCGCGTGGATCAGTTTCGATCGGTGGGTGTTTGACGTGCCGACCGTGCCGTATCTGGTGGTGTGCTTCATCATCGGCCTGTCATCGAATCGCATCGCCCGTAGGCTGTTCAAGGTATGAGCGACGATCGAGAGCAGTGCTGCCGAACGTGTCGGTTCGCGGACATCAGGGACGCTATGTGGCGCGACCCTCTCTACTGGCACATGAATACAAACTGTCGGCGGCACGCCCCGCAACGCACAGAGCAATTGGAGTATCAGACGCTGACGCAGCGCGTGTGGCCGGTCGTAAAGGCCAACGACTGGTGCGGTGATTGGGAGCAGTGGACGGGTTGACGCGCGAGAGCGTCGAAGATCGACTCCGACGCTCCCGGCGAGGTGGTAGGAAATGGATCAGTTCAGGTCTCATCCACGCGCTGTTCGCACGCCAGTCGCGCAAGATGTCCCCAGCCCTGACGATCCAGAGGTAGGGCGCGAGAGAGCAAGAGGATTGCCAATGCCGCAGGTAGGCTGTCCGGATTGTCAGCGAACGACGGCAGGTGATTGCGGACGTCACGGGTCGGTGACGCTCGGCAACGTGGAACTCAAACCGCGCGGTGAGGACGATTTGCACCCGCTCTCGGATCTACTTCGGGCGATTCTCGACGAAGTGCGCGAGATCAACCAGCGGGGCCGCGATCGTGTTTGAAGTCACCCCGAAGGGTATTCGCTGCCCAGAGTGCCAAGGGAAGGACTGGCGCGTCCTCTCGAAACGCGACGGTCCAGGCTACATTCGTCGTCGCCACGCTTGCAACCGGCCAGAGTGCCGCGCACTCTCCATGCGGGTTCACGGGCACCTCGTCAGGGGCATTCGGTGGACATCCTACCAGTTCGTTCAGCGCGGTATCGCACGCCATGTTCCACGCGGAACGAGTGCTACCGGTAGCGTATTAGGTTAGAACCACACAGCTCCTCAGTACACTTCTAATCGCGTACCTCCGTTCCCCGAGGCGGACGTGTGCGCGCCTTCCATTTTCAGCAGGAGATGTCTGCGCATGAGGCTCACCGCTGGTTCCGGGCGTGGCTGCTCGCCGCACTGGCTCCGTACCCTGATCGCCTCGCTCGTTATCGGATTGTGCTCAAGCGTGCTCAGCGCGCAGACGCCGCCCGCGTCACCCGGGCAGCGGTTCGGGTTCGATTACCGGACCAGCGACCTGACGACGTTCAAGGTCGAGCGGTTCGAGCTCCAGATCGACGGCGGGGCGTGGGTGAGCGTGCAGATGCCCCCCAGCGCGCCGCAGCCGGACACGCCCGCGGACTTCACCACCCTGGCCGTCCCTATTCCGGCGCTGACCCCCGGCGATCACACCGTCAGTCTACGGGCCTGCAACTCGGCCTGCGGTGACGGGTCTCCGGCGTTCGCGTTTCAGATGGTCGTGCAACCACCCGCCCCGGTGCGGGCGCGGATTCTCGGCGGGTAAGACGAGCGGCCCCGGCCGGTGCCTAGGAACACCGAACCGGAGCCTCACCGAGTGACAGCAGGATCAGTGCTGCCCCAGGGCTGAGCGGATCTATCGGGTCCGCCCCGCGAGGGCATTAGATGACGTTATGCCGACACCCTCAGAGACGTTGCACATCCACCCGCAGGCGGAAGTGGTGAATCTCGTCTCGGACCTGGCGGCGAAGGAAGCGACGGCCAACAAAGGCGAGGCGAACGGCTATGCCAGTCTCGGATCGGATGGGAAGGTGCCGACCGCACAACTCCCGGCGGCGGGATCGGACCCGTGGTCGTACCTGCGGCTGACATCGGATTTCAGCACCTCGAGCGCGACGCTGGTGGATGTGACGGGCTTAGGGTTCGCGCCGGCAGCGAACCAGCGGTACGAGTTCGAGGCGACGTTATTTCTCCGCACGGCGAGTGCTGGGACGAATCCGCGCACCGGGTTCGCGTGGCCGACGGGCCTGACGGATGGCGTGGCGATGATTACGCAAGCTCCGGCGACCGCCACTGGGGCGGCCGTCTTCGCCAGCGGTAATCCGAACGCGGCGCTGCAGATTGCCGCCGGGGGACTGCTGAACGCGACGCAGAGCTGGCCCGCGTTTGTGAAGGGGGCGGCGTTGGTGGGGGCAAGTCCGTCAGGCAGTTTGCGGGTGCAGATGAGCAGCGAAACGGCGGGCACAAACGTGACGGTCAAGGCCGGGAGTTTTCTCCGGCATCGGTTGGTGCCATGAGTCTCTATACCCGTTTAATGGGATTGACCACCCCCAAGATTTCGGTCCATGCCTTCTACTCCATCCTCGCGGAGCGGAAGCGCGGCACGGTGACGAACCAGCAGATCATCGACGCCTTCCAGCTCTCGGCGGCGGAACAGACGGAGCTTGGCACGCTCTGGAACCGCGTCAATACCGATCTGCTGCTGGCGAGCGTGGTCGATGACGTGCTGATTCTGGCCGAACAGCGCATCGCGCCGTACGACACCGAGGCGTTGGTGAAGGCCCGGTTGGGAGTCTAGCGATGACGCCGACGCCACCACACGCCGATGCCTGCCGCCGTGAGCACGAGCGTGCCCGGCTCAGGCACGGGTGTCTGCGGCGGCGGGGGTTCCTCGAGCGGGGCCGCGAACAGCGCGAAGGCCGCGAACATCTGCAGTTCGGGTTCGGGCTGGGTGGAGTAGAAGGCATCGTTCTCCCCCAACCACAGCGTGCGGATCCGTCCGCCGACGGCATCCTCCAGCAGGTAGGTGAACACGCCGTCGTCATCGTTGAGCAACGCCCACGGCACGGTCATCGACCAGAGGTTCCCGTCCACGGTGAATGGGACCGCACGCGGGACACGGACGCCACCCTCGCCGTGAATCGAGTAGGTGCCGTCGGCGCAACTCACCGGCGCGGCGGAGCAGGCCACGGTGCGCCAGTGCGACTCGATGTTGACGTCCTCGAGCACCGCAGTGTTCGCGCTGGTCATCAGGCCGAGCGGGTCGATGTTGATCTGGACGACGTTCTCGAAGCTCCCCCCCACGACCGGCGTGCTCAGCCCAGGAGGTGCATCGAACGTCACCAGGAACGTGGTCGTCTGAGCCACTCGATCGGTGAGGGCGCTGAAGTCGAGGATCGTGGCAGCCGAAGCGGACGACGCGGCGAAGAGACACGTGGCGAGGGCAGTCAGCGCAATCCGCATAAGACCTCCTGGAGGGGGGAGTGGCATTCAGTCACAGATCAGGGTCCGGCGTCAACTGGTGGGTTTGGGGCTTGAATGTGCGTCCCCTGTTCCTACGCGTCGGAGTCCTGCTGATGGCGCTGTCCGTCAAGCACTTCGCGTTCAACACCGGGACCGCTGCGGCGGGCAACACCGTCGCGGTGAGTGGGTTCGGCTTCCAGCCGAAGGCGGTCTTTCTCTACACCGTGGGCCGGGTGGATACCGTCGATGCGATCGGACGCCTGACGATCATCACGAGTTTTGGTGTCGGCACGAGTGCCACGAACCGCTTTTCCGCCTGCACGCGCATCGTGGATGCCTCCGCGGCGGCCGACGTGGGTGCTAGGAACAGTGATGCCGCCATTCTGGAAGTGCCGTCGTCCACCGGCACGATTACCAGTGCGCTCGACATTCAGTCGATGGACGCGGACGGGATCACGTTCATCATCGACACGCAGTTTGCCGCCAGCCTGCGCGTGATGGGGATCGCCTGGGGCGGATCGGACATCACGAACGCCAACGCGATCAACTTCGCGCTCGATACCGTCGTGCAGGAGCGGAACATCACCGGGGTCGGGTTTCAGGGTGACTTCGTGCTGTTTGCGTCCATCGAAGGGGGGTCCGCTCCTGCTGCGCCTCCCGCGGCGATCACAAATCCTGGCAGCATCATGCTGGGGGCGGCCACGTCCTCCACCACGCAATGGGTTGTGGCTGGGGCGGAAGACGAAGGCTCGGCGACGATGGACGGGAAGTCCTACGCGACCGACCGCGAATGTATCGCGTTGCAGCCGCCTGGCGTAGGCGCACTGGTGAGTGCCCGCGAGAGCTTCGTCTCGTGGCAGGCCGACGGGTTCCGGCTGAGTCATCTGGAAGGCACGCTCGCCCACCAGTGCTTCGCGCTGGTGTTGAAGGGTGGCAATTACACCGTCGGTAACAGCCTGACGGCGACCACGCTGGCGGATGTGGTCGTCAGTGGGCTGGCCTATGCGCCGGTGGGTGGGATCGTCGCGTCGGCGATGAAAGCGGAAGACGCGGCGGATACGGCGGCGGCCCACAACCAGATGAGCATCGGCACGTTCGACAGCGCGACGTCGCGCGGGGCGATGGCGTTCCTCGATGAGGATGCGGTCGCGGATGCCGAATGCACGACCGCGGTGGAGCACGATGCGGTCTACGCGAACATCTCGACGGCCTCGGCCATTCAAGGGTTGATGGACGTGAAGACGATGGATAGCGGCGGGGTGACGTTCACGATGGACGACGCCGATCCCGCGCAAGCGTGGTATGGCTATGCGCTGTTTGGGAGTAGCGCGGCGGCAGCCAGCACCGATCCGCCGTTCATGCTCCCGCCGCCTCCGCGTCAATCGTTGGTGAACGTACTGTACTAACCAGAAAGGACCAAGTAGCGATGCCTTCGTTTGCTGTCAACCACAACGCGACCAACACCGCGTCGGCCACGGTGCCGATGGTGAGTGGCTTTGCCACAGCCACGAACCAGATCGGGATCTACGAAGTCAACGCGGGCTCGGACGCCTCGGCCGACAACGCCGTCAAGTATGCGATCCGACGCGGTTCGGCTCGTGGTACGGCGGCAACGTCGTACACACCGATTGCGGTCGATCAGAACGTGACCCAGGCGGCACTGTCCACGTGGGATCTCACGTGGAACATCAACCCCACGATTACGGCCGCGTCGGAGTGTCTCCAATGGGGCATGCACCAGCGCGCGACGTATCGGTGGGTGGCGTACGACTACACCAAGTTTATCCGCACGCAGGCTGGCACGGGCAAGGGGCTCTGCCTCATGTCGGTGGTCGTCTCGAGCGCGTTCAACGCGGTGTTCTCGATCGAATACGACGAGTAATGCGAGACGGCACCGAGATCCACGTCCTCGGCCGCTTCGTGCCGTCTCAGTTCGTCAAGGAAGTCATTGAGGCGGAAGTGCGACCGCTGTTGCCGCCCTGCTGTCGGTGCGAGCGGATCGGTGTGCGTGTTCCGCATGCGAACGCAGTGATCTCGCCTGATGCCAATCGCGCGTGGCATCAGGACGGCGGCGGGGCTGAAGGGACGACACATCACATGATCGTTTGGGCTACGGAAGATCCGACTGATCTCAGAACAAGCGAGGGGCAGGAGTTTCGCGGCGAACCCTTCGACCTCGTCTGGTTCGACAATACGAAAGCGTTTCACAAGCAACCGTTGGGCACGAATGAACACACCCGATGGTTTCTGGCCGTGCGCTGCAGTGGAGCGATGTTCTGATGGCCCCGCATATCTGGATTCCCGGCGTCGATGACGTCAAGCAAGACCTTGAACAGTACCGCGACGCAAAGCACGAGCGCCAGCCGCACGGGATTGTGATCGTAAACGGGCAGGAAGTGGCGACGACGCTGCAGTGTCCGCACTGTGGCGGGCATTTCGTCTCGCGGAAAGGGTCGGGCCATCGGCGGACGCTCTGCCTCAAGTGCATGGCGGTCACGTGCGGGAACCGTGCGTGCGACCCGTGCCGACCGTTCGCGGCCGAACTCGGTCAGACCCAGCACCGCATGCTGTAGACGATGCCGCATCAGCATCAACGTCCAATCGGGCCGGTCACCAACGCGGCGGCACCCTTCTCGCCCGAGATGGTGCAGGGCGCGGTGCCGACGCACCACCACTATCGCGCTCCATCGCATCAGGGGGTGCAGTGGTGGACGCCCGAGGTCGATCCGTTCTCAATCGAGATGGTGCAGGGGGCACGGCCGCCAGATCGATCACGCGGGTATCTGCCGGTGCGTGTCGGCTGGTCGGTGAGTCAGACGACCCATACAGCCGCATCGTTCTCGATCGAGATGATCACCGGCGTGACGGTGCCGCAGAAACGCTACACCGCGCCCTTCCATCTCGGCGCGCAGTGGTGGACGCCCGAGGTTGAAGCGTTTTCGATCGAGATGGTGACTGGCTGGCGTCCCGACAGTCCGCGGATCCGACTTGCGCCACGGTTCCAACAGACGCCAACGCAGACGACGCCTGTGCCCGCGCCGCTCTCACTGGAGATGACGCAGGGGTCAGCCCCGCTGTTTCAGGCACGGGAGTACGGCTGGCGCAAGCTCATGACGTCCGTGATGCTCGTCGCGGAGGATATCAGCACCGTCGTCGTCTCGTTCCAAGCGGTCGCCAGCACCAGCCTGACACTGGCCTCACATCTGCGACGGGCTGCGCGTGCGTCCGTGCAACGTGTGATGGGAAGCGCGACCGCGAAACGCTGGCTGAAGCGGGAGTAGTCCGTGCCTGACATCATCGACGCCGTCGAAGGCGAAACCGTCCCGATCGATCTTCAGTTGAAGGAGACGACTCCGGCTGGCGTGACGAGCAACCTGGACGGCACAGGGTTGACGGTCAGCGATCTGCTCGTCACGAGCATTCATGGCCCCGCGGTGGATACGGCCGGCAAGTTCGCGTGGCTCTCGCAAGCGGGAGGCACGGTGCGATTCACCCGCAGTGCGACGGACCTCAAAGCGGATCTGAGCACCTATCTCGTGCGCGTGCTGTTGACCGATGGCTCAGGGAAGACCCGCTACTACCCAGATGCGGAAGCAACGCAGATCCGCGTGCGGAAGGCGCGCGGGTAGATTGTAAAGTGCAGGCATAAACAGTGCCATTCCAACCAGGACAGTCTGGCAATCCGGCGGGCCGGCAGAAGGGCGTGCCCAATGTGGCGACCCGCGAGGTGAAGGAGTGGGCCGAGAAGTTCTTTACCTCGAAGCAGTGGCGGGCCAGTGCCGAGAAACGCATGTTGGCCGGCAAGGCCCCGCATCTCGAGGGTTATTTGATGGCGCTGACCTACGGCAAGCCGGTCGAGCGCGTTGAGCACTCAGGCAACGAAGGCGGGCCGATCGTGATGCGGTTCGGTGGACGGTATAAGCCCAGCGATGACAGCGGTAGCTGAACGCGAACTGACGCTCTGGTGGGGGCCCATCGAGGGCAGCTCGCAGGCGGCGTTTCTGGATGACGACACGCCAGACGCGGCGCTGTTGTTCTGTGGCGGGTGGGGCTCCGGCAAGACCATGACGCTCTGGGGCAAGGCCCTGAAGCTGAGCCACATCAATTACCCGCTCGCCATCATCTGGGTCGTGCCGACGTACGACCACGTGCTGAAGACGCTGATCCCGAAGCTCGAGGAGCTCGACCCGGAAACCGAACGGCCGTGGTTCCTCTCGCCGGATCAGTATCACTACAACCAGACGACGCACGAGTTCACGTGGGCCGCGGGCGGGCCCATCTGGTTCAAGTCAGCAGCCGATGCGGAAGACGCGAAGCGCATCGCTGGCCCGAACGTCGCTGCGGCGCTCGTGGATGAACCCGCGCTCATTTCGCAGCGTGCCTGGCGCAACACGACGGCGCGTGTTCGCCACGCAGGGGCCAAGCTGCGGCAGACGGCGGCAGCCGGGACTGCGGACGACCTGTCCTGGATGCAGGATTACTTCTTCGATCCGGAGCGCCCGCAGCGGTATCGCCGGTACGACATGCCGACGACTGAGAACCGGGAGTTGCTGAAGCACAACCCGGAGTATCTCGCACAGATTCAGGAGAATGCGACCGAGGCGGAGATTCAGGCGTTCGTCTACGGCAAGGGCGTGGTGCTCGACGGGCAGCCAGCCTATCCGACGTTCAGCGACACGCTGCACTGGATCGAAGGGGTAGACCTGCTGCCGGACGTGCCGCTCTGCCTGACGTGCGATTTCAACGTCGCCCCGATGGAGTGGGTGGTTGCGCAACTCGTCGCCGGCCCATACGGCATGGAATGTCGCGTGGTCGAGGGTATCTCGCTCCAGGTGGCGACGATTGACACGGCCTGCGATGCGTTCTTGGAGAAGTATCCGACGTGGGCACCCGGCATCAAGGTGTACGGGGACGCGACCGGGCGCTCGCGGCATGTGCGGTCGCACAAGTCCAACTACACCATCATCGCGGAACGGCTCAGCGAGGCTGGCCCCGTGACGATTGAAGTGCCGCTAGAGAACCCGCCCGTTGCAGGTCGCCTCAGTGCCGTCAATCGGCTGCTGAAGAACGCGAACGGCGTGACGCGGCTGTGGATTCGCAAGTGGTCACCGTTCCGGACGTGCCCGACGCGGTCGCTCGTGCGCTCGCTGCAACGGTCGCTCCAGAAGCAGGGCTCGGAGGACATTCAGAAGCCGGCGGGCGAGACGATTACGCACGCCTCCGACGCGCTCGGCTACCTGATTGCGAAGGAGTTTCCTGTGTCCAAACCGCGGCAAGTGATCGGGACCGCTCGACTGCCGGACTGGATCTAACCGTATGGCTCAAACGACGACCGGTCCCGCGCCGGGCTTCACCGATATCGGCACCAAGACGGCGCAGTTCAAGCACCCGCTGTTCCTCTCCTTCGCCAAGACGTGGGAGAAGCTCTCGCATGTCCGTGAAGGGATCGGCGGGTTCATGGACGGGACGTATCTCGAGCCGCATCCCCGGGAGTGGGTGGATCACAAGGCCGAGAACCCCAGTGTCCCCACCAAGAAGCTGAAGGAGCGCCGCCGCTTGGCCCGGTACGAGAACTTCGCGGCCACGATCATCGACCAGATGAAAGCGGCGCTGTTCCGGGAACAGCCCACCCGGGTGCTGGGGAAGTACGAAGGGCAGGAGGACCGCGAGCAGGCGGGGATTGAAGCCTGGTGGCAGGACGTGGACGGCAACGGGACGCACATCGATGACTTCGTACCGTTCGCGTGGGATCCGGCGGCAACGCTGGGCCATGTGGTGATCTACATGGACCGGCAGGGCGCTCCTGGCGCAACCGGTACCACCGCGGCTGAGAATCCGCCGCCCATCCTGCGCGCCTACACCCCGCTCGACGTGGCCGACTGGCTCACCGACGATCAGGGCAACCTGACGGCCGTGAAGCTGTTGGAGATTGCGCCGCGGCTCGGGTTCAAGGAGTTGCCGTCGCTCAGCGCCAAGTATCGCTACCGCATTGTGGATGAGACGGACTGGAAGCTCTACGACCATCAGGGGAAACAGATCGACGGTGGCCCGCACATGATGGGGACGCTCCCGATCGTGGTGCTCTACTGCAAGCGGCGGCCGCTGATTCAGCACATCGGGCAGTCGATCCTGCACGACCCGCAACTGTTCATCGACCTCTACAACCTCGACAGCGAGTTGCGCGAGCTGCTGCGGAAGCAGACGTTCAGCATCCTCAACATCCCCCTTGGGACGGGGCCGGATGCGATGGATGTTGAGAAAGCCAAAGCGCTCTTGCAACAGGAGGTGTCTACCGAAGGCGTCATCTTCTCCGGCCCTGCGGCGGGGTTCATCACCGCGGATGCGGCGAACGTGGCGGCGTATCAGGAGGAACGTAGTCAACTCCTGCGCATGATCTACCGGCTCGCCGGGGTGACGTGGGAGTCCGACTCCAAGGACGCCGAAGCGGAAGGCTCGCTGAAACTGAAGCGCGAGGATACCAATCAGCGGCTCTCGAACTTCGCGGATGAACTGGAGAAGGCGGACATCGCGCTCTGTCAGCTCTGGTACCGGGCGCAGTACGGGGAGCGGTGGGAGACGGAATACGAGAGCGATCAGGTGCTCATCCAGTACCCGCAGAACTTCGATGTCACCCCGTTCGATGTGGTGCTCGAGCAGGCGCAGGCGGCCATGTCGCTGGGGTTCCCGCCGGAGGTGCTGAAGGCCATTCGCAAGCGGCTGCTGCCGAAGTTCCTGCCGGATACCGGGCCGAACGAGCTGAAGGAGCTGACGAAGGCGATCGAGAACATGGAGGACGACGTCACGCCGCAGGAGTCCGGGCGGGCCAACCTGGAGGCGATTGTGCGCGGGGAGAAGAAACCCACGAAGGAGGCGGCATGACACGCGGACATCGGTTGCCGGGCTTGAAGGCACGGCGGGAAGCGGCCGGACTCAGCATCACCGCGCTGGCTAAACAGGCGGCGGTGTCGGATCTCACCATCATCCAACTCGAAAATGGCGGCAACTGTGATGAGTACGTCACGGAACGGTTGCTGGACGTGCTGGGGAAATCGGTGGCGGTCACGTCCTCGTCCATTGCGAACCCGACCGTGATCACCACGGCGACGCATACGTTCGTCTCGGGCGATACGGTGACGATCGCTGGGCACACCGGCAGCACGCCGGCGGTGGACGGCGACAGAGTCGTGACGGTGACGGCGGGGACGACCTTCACGGTGCCGATCAACGTGACAGTGGGCGGGACGGGCGGGACGGCACGGCTATCGGCGACGTCGCTGGGGATTGTGCGGCTGTGACCGACCCACTCGCCCTCCTCACCGAAGCTGAGAAGCTCGCCCGTGTCGCGGACACGATCAGCGGCCAGTTCGCGCTGGAACTCGCCCGCATCCTCCGCGACCTCGAACGGCAGTTGCGCATCCTCGCGCTCGACGCGCAGCAGGGCAAGCAATCTGCCCTTGCTCGAGCGGTCAGATCCCAGCGGTTGCGGCGGCAGATTCAACAGGCGCTGCAGGCGGCTGGGTACCAGAAGCTCGCCGAGACGGCGACGACTGCGAGTCTGGAGGCGCTCGTCACCCAGCTCGAAGTCCTGCGAGGCGCGGCGCAGTTGGCCGCGTTCACGTCCTCGGACCTGACGCGCATCCTCGCCTTGCAGGAACTGGCGAAGCTCGATCTGCTCAATCAAGGCACGGCGATCGCCCATGCGATCTGGCGCACGTTCGCGTACGGGCTGCTGACGCAGCGGCCCGTAGCGGATCTGCTGGACGATCTCGCGGAGGCGCTCGACCTTGAACTCGCCGAGGCGCGCACGCTCTACGACACGACCGTGAGCGTCTTCGGGCGGCAGGTGGAAGCGCTGAAAGCCCGGGAGGGGGACGTCTACGTCTACCTCGGGCCGGCGGATACGAAGCTGCGGCCGTTCTGTCATGAGCACGTCGGCAAGGTCTACACGCGAGACGAGATTGACGCGCTGAACAACGGGCAGTTGCCGAACGTGTTCCTCACCGGCGGCGGGTACAACTGCCGCCACGTCTGGACCGCGGTCAGCAAGGTCAGCGAGTTGCGGGCGCTGGTGGGCACGAACGAGCGCATGCCGGAAGTGACGGCGCTGCTCGCGCGGCTCCCGGCAGGACGAAAGGCGGCATAGACGGCATGCGAGTCCTGACAGCCGCCGCGGATGTGGCGATCCTGATCATCGTGGCGTTCCACGCGCACTGGTCGGTGACGCTCGCGCTCGCGGTGTTGTTTCTCCACGCCGAGATCGTCAGCGGGGCGATCCCGCGCAAGCCCTGACATGGCGAACGCGAAAGTCACCGTCGAACGCTCGTTCAAAGCCCTCACCGATCTCGAGCTGGTGACGGCCGATGACATGCGCGAACTCGGCCTCCTCGCCCGGGAGCGGATCGTGCGGCGCACCCTGAGCGGGCAGGACGCCGACGGGAACCCCTTCGCGCCGTACTCAGCGGGGTATGCCGAGGCGAAAGGCGCGGCGCTGGGCTCGTCGGCGGTGAACCTGCAGGTGAGCGGGAACATGCTGAACGATCTCCAGATCGTGGAAGTGACCGAGAACAGCGTGTCCCTCGGGTGGCTGAAGTAAATGGCGAACCCCGTTGCGGCTCGCAAGGTGCCGAAAGGCCGCAGCCCGCGACGGCTCCGCCCACGCGCGAGCCCGGCCACGTTCATCCAGCGCAGCCGCTCGGTCTCCAGCGAGGAAAAGGCCGCGTATCACAACATCCTCGGGGCAGGCCGGCGGGGGACGATCCGGCGGTTCTTCGATCTGGGCGAGGACGATCAGGAGGCGCTGAAGACGGCGCTGGGGCGATTGGTGGAAGGACGGCTCAAGAGCGCATGAAATACGACATTGAGGAAGCCGCGAGTGATCTGGAGCTCCTGCTGTCGCTACCAGTGCAGGCGTGCTCTCCAACCGAGACGATCAAACTCTACTTATCGCAGGCGTTCAACCACGGCCACATCAAAGGGCTCGAACAGGCGTTACATCGCGCGGAGGGAGTACTGGATCGTTGTCGTGGTGAGCGAATCTTGAAATCATGACCACCCATCGCGGCCCCGGCCGCCCGCGCCTCGTGGAAGGACAGGACACCGAACCGATCACCCTCCGTGTCCCGCAAGCCTTGTACGATGAAATCTGCCGCGTCGCGCACAGCAAGGGGATTCCCGTCTCAGCCCTTCTGCGCCGCGTCCTCTCGCAGCGTTTTGTAACTACTACTCCCCTCATCGAAACCTCAGCCCCACAATAAGACAGCCGAGTCTCGCTCGGCCCTCATCACAGTTCGCCCCTGTTCGCCTCGGTATCGGGTACGACACGAGAGGATCGGTGTATGCCTCGTCTTGAGCTTGAGATTGACGACAAAGGCGAGATCGTCGGGGAAGCCCCGGCGGAGCTCACCGCGTTGTTCACCCGGACGGAAACGGCTGCGTACGGGAAGGGGTACGGCAAAGGCGTCGAGAAAGCCGCCGCCGACGCGAAGAAGCAAATCGAGGACAACGTCAAGGCCGAAGTGGCCCGCCTCGAAGCACTCGCGCCGCTGGAACGCGACAAGCACCAGCGGATTGCCGAGGAGAATCAGATTCTCCAGACCCGGCTCAATGAGCACCTGAAGGATGCGGATCGCACGCTGAAAAGCCGCGAAGAAGCCCACGCCCGGGAGATCGTGGCCCGGACGGAAGCCCAGCAGAAGCGCGACAACCGGATCAAGGAGCTCGTCAAGGCGCAGATTCGCGCGGATGCCCTCGGGCACGGCGCGCGGGAAGAATCACTCGGGGAGCTCGAAGTGATTCTGATCAACGGCATCGGCTACGACGACGACATGGAGCCGTTCGTCAAGGATCCCGATGGCAAACCGTTGATGCAGCACGGCAAGACCGTGACCCTCTCGGCCTTCGTGAAGCAGTACTTGGAATCGCATCCCCATCACCGGAAGCCCGCACAGGGCACGCCGGGAAATGCGCGGGGCGGGGCATCGTTTCACGGTCACGGCCAGCCCGCGACCGCCGACGCCGCCCGTGCGCGTATCGATAGCGGGGATCGTTCCGCTGGCGCGATTGACGAACTGTTTCAGGCGACGCGCCGCAAGACGGCGTGAGCCGATGAGGATCTGCGATGGCATTTACCGGCCTTTCCACCAATAAGCTGTTCGTCCCGAACCTCGTCGGCGAGGACATCTCCGAAATCATCAAGACGCTCACCCCGTACGAGGCGCCATTCCTCGACTGGCTGGGCGATCCCGACGTCTTCGCGCAGAGCACGAAGCACGAGTACATCGCGGACTTCCTGCGTCCGCGCTACATCATCAACTCGACCGCGATCAACTCGCTGGACACCTCCACCGCGTTCCAGGTCAACGGGTTGGGCGAGGCGCTGACGGTCGGAACGATTCTCGAAAACGAATCGGCGGCCCCCGAGCTGATGCAGGTGACCTCCATCGTCACCGGCGGCAACTCGATTGTCGTCTCCCGCAACTACGACGGGTCCGGGGTGGGCTCGCTGGCTCCTGGTCAGCAGATTTTCGTCCGCTGGCCGGCGGCTGAGGAAGGCCACGAGCATTCCGGGTCCACGGCGCAGCGGCTCGGCGTCCGCAACGCGAATACCGTGGGCTACTTCAACGTCGAGATCGCGGCGTCGGGAACGCAGCGGGCGATTCAGACGCTGGGGAACGACACCTACGAGAACGCACGCTCCAAGGTGTTCACGGAGATTCCCGGGCTGCTCGAGTCCGAAGTCCTCCGCGGCCGGTTGAATGCGACCAACTCGCTCGGCACGTCCACGGCGTCGCGGACCATGCTCGGCATCCGGTCGCACATCACGGCGATCAGCTCGACCGTCACGGCGTCGTCGTTCGCGGCGAATCCCCATCTCTACATCGGCAACATTCACGAGCAGGTGTATCAGGCGGGGGCGGCGACCACGGAGACATGGGGCATCGTGGCGGGCCGGACGTTCTTCCGCAACATGTCGGACCTGAACGACACCAAGGTGCAGGACACCAACGCGCGGGAAGTGTTCAAGCGCGTCATCCGGAACTACGAGGGGCCGTTCGGGTCGGTGACGCTGTTCCTGAGCCGGGCGCTGCCGGCGACGGAGCTGTTGCTCGTGCCGCGGGAGCGGATCAAGGTCGTGCCGCTCCAGGGCCGCAACTTCATGTACGAGGAAATGGGTAAGTCCGGCGACAACACCAAGGGGATGGTCGTCGGGGAGTACACCGTGGAAGTGCATCACGGGTCGGCGATGGGACGGCTCAGGGTCTAACCCTGACGGGAGTCTGGAGGCGAATCATGTTCAAGGACCACAAGGAACCCGCGCCCAAGCCGGAGCCCAAGTCCGAACCGGAGCCGAAGAAGAAGCCTGAGAAGAAGGAGCCGGATCCGCCACCCCCGCCGAACGCGATGGGGGTGTAGATCCACTGCACGTCTGGGAGGAGTTGAGGCGGCGCAGGCGTCGGACGGCGTCCGGCCGGCGCCGCCTTTGTTTCGTCAGGGGGACTCGTGCATCCAGTGTTTGAGGAGTTCTGTCGCGCCCGAGACTTGCGCCCGGAGGTGCTGCACCGGATGCAGCGCGTCGTGCGCACCGAGATTCAGCCGCTCCTGGACGAGCGGGAGACGTTGATCGAGGAGAACGCCCGGCTGCGCGAGCGCGTCGCGGCGCTTGAAGCCGAGCCCAAGCAGCGAGTCGCCAAGAAGCCCGAGGCGGTGCCGGCGTGAAGTTCTCCTGGTGTTTCGTGATCGACAGCGTGCCGTTCTCGAAAGCCACCCGCGACGGCGAGACGTCGCTGGGAGGGTCGGAGTCGGCGTGTATCGGCCTCGCGCGTGCCCTGGCCGTCAAGGGACATCACGTCTTCATCTGCGCCACCAAGCTGGCCGAGGACGCGCAGGGCGCTGATGCGGCTGGGGTGACGTGGATCCCCTACGACCAGCTCGACCTGACGAACATGTTCTTCGAGTGGGACGTGTTCTGTGTCCTCCGCCACCCGGCGATCTTCCAGACGCCTCGACGGGCCAGGCTGCGGGTGCTGTGGAATCAGGATCTGCTGAACCACGACGGGTTCAAGGCGATCGTGATGGCGGTCGCGTGGGCCTACGACAAGGTCGTGTACGTCTCCGAGTTCCATCGGGCGCAGTGGGAAGACTGGCTGCCGGAACTCAAGCCGCTGGGGCACGTCACCAAGAACGGGTACGACCCGGCGAACGTGCCGGATCCAGCGGCCATCGTCAAGGATCCGAACCGCATCATTCACATCAGCCGCCCGGAGCGAGGGCTTGCGCCGCTGCTCGAGATGTGGCCCGCCATCCGGCAGGCGCACCCGCTGGCCGAGCTGCACCTGTGCCGGTATTCCTCAATGTACGACACCGAGGGCTGGGGGCAGGTGTGCCAGGACTTCGATGCCCAGGCCGCCGATCTGAACGCGCGTGTCGGGGGCATCACGTTTCTCGGGGAGCTGAACAAGGTCCAACTACACCAGGCGATCGCGGAGTCCGCGGTGATGGCGTATCCGGGGGTGCATACCTTCGCGGAGACGTCGTGCATCGCGGCCATTGAAGCGCAGGCGAACGGCACGCCGTTTGTCGGCTCGTGGAAAGGCGCGCTGCCGGAAACCGTGCCCGGCGGGATCTTGATTCCCGGGGGCGCGTTCGAGCCGGACTATCAGCGGGCGTTCGTCGCGGCCGTCGGTCGGATGCTCGACGGCTGCGCGCGGAACACCGTGGAGTACCGCCGGCTCCAGCACGACGGCCGCGCACACGTCGAGGCCTACACCTACGCGGTGATCGCGGCCGAGTGGGAAGCCTGGGTGGAGCAGACGTTCCGCCAGCGGTACGACGGCAACAAGCGCGGCGTCCTCCGACAGTTGCTGCACTACGACGACCACACCGCCGCGAAGATCGTCGCGCAGGAGATCGTGGACGGGGACGCGCCGTACGTCTTCGGGTGGGCGCAAGGGCAGTTTACGGAGGACATCCGGCAGGAGGCCGAAGACGCGCTCGTGCTGTGCGACCGCGTCATTCGTGGCGAGGATCAGTCCGCCGAGGACTACGCCCACCACGCGCTCGATCCGATCACGGAGCTCAACGCCAACTACAACCGCCTCACCGACGTCGTTGCCAAGCTGAAGGACTGCGCGTCCGTCGTGGACATCGCCTGCGGCTCCGGGGCGTACGCGCTCGGCCTCGCCCGGGCAAACCCGGCGATGCACGTCACGGCGATCGACTACGCGCAGGGCAACATCGACGCCGGCCGGAAGGCGGCCGAGCAGCTCGGCGTGGCGGATCGCATCACCTGGATCTGCGCGCCCGTCTGGGACTTTGCGACCGGGACGTTCTCTGAGTGGTGGCAGACCTTCGCGGCTGAGGGACCACGGTTCAATGGGCTCTGGTGCGGGGAGTTCGTCGAGCACGTCAGCGATTGCACGGCGCTCATCGACGGACTCGAGTCCGTCGTCACGCCCGGGTCACCTGTGGTCTACACCTGCCCCTATGGGCCGCTGGGGGACTTGATCACCCGGCGGCAGACACATCTGCGCGGGCATGTTCACCACTTCGGGCAGGCGGATCTGGTGGCGGTGTTCGGGAAGAAGGCCGGGATCGACTTCCAGTTCCTGCCGTGGCTCGGCGTCACGCCACGAGGCTGGCGCACCGGCAACTGGCTGATCACGTATCGCGCAGGCACCGCTCCGGCGGGTCAGCGGCCGTACGCTCGGCAGATCCTGACGACGCGGCCGAAAGCGCGGCTGTCCGTCGGCATCCTCGCGCAGAACGCCGAACACGATCTCGCGCGGTGCCTCGATTCGGTCTGGGCCATTGCCGACGAGATTGTCATCGGGGACGCGGGCAGCACCGACAGTACGCGACAGATTGCCGAGTCGTTTGCGCGCAAGGTGCGTGTCGTGCCGGTGACGCCGGTCTCCCAGCATCCGGACGGGTTCTCCGGGTCGCGCAACGAAGTGCTTGCGCACTGCACCGGGGACTGGTTCCTCTGGCTCGACACCGACGAAGTGCTCGTGGGCATGGATGCGGTCTGGCAGTACCTCGAGAGCGGCCCGTTCATCGGCTACTCGATCCACCAGAACCATCTGCAGTTGGATGCCCCGCAGCACTACGACAAGCCGATCCGGCTGTTCCAGACCCGGCAGCCGATCCAGTTCTACGGCGCGATTCACGAGCAGCCGCAACTGGTGGACTGCAACGGGGACATCGAACCCGCCTTGGAAGTCTTCGACGTCCAGATCGCGCATACCGGGTATCTCACGGTGAACGTGCGCCGCGACAAGATGCTGAACCGGAACCTGCCGCTGCTTGGACGTGATCAGGATCGGTTCCCGGATCGACGGCTGGGCAAGGTGCTGGTACTGCGGGACTACGTCAACCTCGCGGACTTGGACTGCGAGCAGCACGGGGATCGGCTGACCGGACGGGCGCGGCAGTTCTATCAGGAAGCGATCACACTGTTCACGTCCACATTCAGTGACCCGGCGGACAAGCACCACGAGATTGCGCGGCCGTTCTATGAGCGGGCGCTGCAGGTGCTCAAGAAGGGCACTGAAGTCGAGTTCTCCTTGGCCGGGAAACGGGGCGGGTTGAACGGGACGCGGGCGAAACCGGCGCGGGCGTGGGTGCAGTCGCCGGAGGAAATGCAGATCCTCGTGCGGCATCGGCTGGACAAGGCGGCGGCGGATATGGTGCCGAAGCCAATCCGGCTCGATCCGATTGTGCCGAGGGTGAAGGCACGCGAGGCGGTGAGCGCGTGACGCCTTACGGAAATCTTTCTTGGGCCGCGAGGTACTCGCGCCAAAGGTCCGCCTCGGCAGATCCGTCCGGTAATTCCAATACTTGCCGAACGAGAACCTCTGGCTCGACACCCCCGCGCCGACGCAAGAGCAAGGCGTCTTCGATCCGAACGTGGATTTCGTCGGCCATCTCAGCGACAGGGATGCCTCCGACGAACGCGGCCGTGGCAAGTGTGTCAAGTGGCGGATGGTGCTCGCACATGAACGTGGAAGTCTAGCATGTCGTGGCATCCAAACGACCTCTTTACCGAGCTCGACCTGCTCGCGTACGAGGGCAGCATCCTGACCAGCTTCCAGAAAGTGGACTGGCAGGAGAAGCGTCGCAAGGCGGTGACGGACTGGCTGCGGCCCCTGCTGCGCGCCAACGGGTTCGCGGTGGAGCGGTTCCGCACGCGGTTCGAGCCGGACGCTGTGGTCGGATTCACCGGAGCGGCCTACAGCGACAAGCGCGGCGCGGCGATCAGCGCGGATGCGGACGATCTCAACCTCGCCACCATCTTCGCCACAGCGGGATCGGATGCGCTCTATGTCGGCTCCGATCAGCAGTTCCGCGGGATCTCGCTGCGGATGCAGGACAGTGTGACGGCCACGGCGAACGTCCTCAGTGTCGCGTATTGGGCCGATGCCTGGATCGCGCTCGACGTGGTGGACAAGACGCAGAAGGTGACCGGCAAGTCCTTCAGCGGCGGCGGCTCAGTGACGTGGCGGATGCCGGAGGATTGGGCGCTGCGGTCGATCAGCACGTTCGGCCGCCGGTACTGGGTGAAGCTGACGGTCTCGGCGACCCCGGCGAGTGCGACGGCGGGACAGTTCGGGGTGATTCGCCATTCGGCCCTCGCGCCAGCGGTGACGTTCTGGACGCTCGCGCTGATCATGCGCGAAGCCCCGGCGAGTGCCTCGGGGCCGTGGCTCGAGAAAGCCGTCTGGTACGAAGCCCAAGCGGAGGCGGCGTGGCAGCGTGCGCTCTCTGTGCTGGGCGGGGAGTTCGAGACCGACGATCCGCTCACCGATCAGATCAGCGAGACGGAGTCGGAGCAGACGACGTCGGAGGCGACTGGCGGGCCGTGGCGGATGGAGCGCGCGTAAATGAAACTCCGCGCTACTGAACCACGCGCGAAACTCGTCAAGGATGTGCGGCTGGACGGCGTGAGCATCTTGCATCGAGGCGTGACATTCGCGGACGCCGAGGACGGCGTGGTGAGGGTGAACAAGGACGAGTCCGGGCAAAAACAGTGGGATCGGGACGAATACGGAGATGCCATCGTGCGTCGAGAGTATACGTTGCGCGGCCGAGTGGAGATCGTGTTCTAGATGGCCGCGACGACGGCTGACGTGATCGTGGATCGCGTCCGCTCGATTCTCGCCAGTCCAGTGTTCGGGTTTACCGAGGCGGTGACGTGGAGTTCGTTCGATCAGCAGCCGGACACCAACATCGACCGCGTGTATCGGATTCCACCCCCAAGCTCCCAGCGGAGCGCGGGGGGGTTCGGGTTTACCGAGGATCGCACCGACGTGCTGCAGATTTGGGTGGCGCGAAAGCATCACCAGGACATGCACGTCACCCGCTCCCTGCTCTTGCGGGACGTGCATAGCCTGACGACGGCGATCCTGCGTGACGCGCACGAGGCGAGCGGGGACTACGGGATCCCGGATGAAGGGCGCGGCCATGCGATCGCGGATGTGCCCCGCGCGGCGTACGTGACGCTCCGGCTCACGCTGCCGGTGAACTACGACTGTCAATTTTGAGGTAGGAGACGCCCATGCCCGGAACCACTGGCCGCGAAATGAAAGGCTTCGCGTTTGCGAAGTTTGCCACCAATTCCTGGGGCGTGGCCGCAGCGGTCACGAAAGGCACACGGTTCCTCTCGGACGGCGGCCTCAAGTATCTGCCGTCGTTCATTGAGGATCGCTCGTTCGGGGAAACCTTCCTCGGCGCGTCCTCGCAGGGCGACGTGGCCCCACCCGATCTGACGCTCGCCGGGCAGGCGCGCTACGAGGATCACCACTACGTGCTGGAAGCCTTGGCGATGGGCTCGCCCGCCACCGTGGCGATCTCAACCTCGGCGGTCGGGCAGGTGACGTCGTGGTCGCATGTGCTTGATCTCGCCCCGTCGATCGACGGCCTCGGGGCAACGTTCGCGCTGGACCGCAAGCTCTACGTCGAAGAACTGACGTCCGCGAAGATCTTCGGGTTCGGCGACACCATCGGCGACGGCGGGATCGTCGTGCAGGCGTTCCGGGTGTTGGGTTCCAAGGCGACCAACATCTCGAGCGTCAACATCAATTCCACCGTCTACGGCGCGAGCTACCCGGCGCTCGGCGGGAAAATCTTCCGCAATCAGGGCGTCTTCCGGTTGAACGCCCAAGCCGGGGGCGCGCTGGCGGCGTCGGATGCGATCACGATCGAAGCCTGCGAGTTTGGGTTCGAGCGTCCGCAGGATCGCTCGTTCGTCTACGGGCAGGACTTCATCGCGGAACCGGCCGACAACGAGTTCCCCGAACCGATGGTCCGCGTGGCCTATCCCCGCATGAACACCGTCTCGGCCAACTCGCTCTATGGGGCGATGCGCGCGTTCTCCGCCTATAAGGGGGATCTGACCTACCTCGGAGCGTTCATCAACTCCACCGATCGCTACACGAAGCTCTACCAGTTCCCGTACATGGAGCTGCAGGACTTCGAGACGCCCACAGCAGGGGCGGCGCAGGTCAAGCCGGTGGCGATGTTCCGCTTGAAGCAAGCCTCCGCGGCACCGACAGGGATGACGGGGGTGACGAAGCCGTTCCGCATCACGCGGATCATGGTCAATTCGGTTCACGCATTCGCGTAAACGAGGGGTATGGCACTCGAACTGAAGCAAGTTGGCGATCTCATCACGGTGTGCGATGCGGACCTCGTGCCCGACGGGGACAAGGACACGACGTACTCGATCCGCCATCTCACGATCGAGAAGAACCGGGAGCTGCGGCGGAAGCACACGAAGCGGAAGCCCAATCCCCGCACGCACGTCATGGAAGACGAGACCGACGAGTACGCGCTGTCAGACGAGCAGTTCGATTACGCGCTCGCGGACTGGAAAGGGGTCGTCGCGGGGGGGGAGGCCGTGCCCTGCACGCGCGACCACAAGATGCTGCTCGACGGCCTGCGGCGGGATGCGATCTTGCGGAAGGCGGGCTTGAACGAAATCGCGGCTGTGGGTGAAGCCCGCAAAGAGTCCTTTCGCTCGGTGGCGTGAGTTCGTCACGTACTGGTACCACGACGCGCCGCAGACGCCGTGCTGCATGTTCGTCACCGACGAGGACCGGGAGAGCGAGCCCGAGGCCTACGACTGCGAGACGTGCCCCGTGGCGGATGCGCTGTACCTGCTCGACGCGGACGCGCTGAATCGCAAAGCGTGGTCCCTGTATCAGCAGACGGTGTCCAGGTTCACGGTGGAAGGGCACGCGCTCGGCGTCGTGCTGGAGAAGCTGACCGCCGACTGCGATCAGGACGAGTTTGAAGAACTCCTCGCGCGCTGGACGTTCGCCTTTGACACCTGTAATCCGCTGCCGGAGCCCAAGTAGCCGATGGCCCTGGATCTGACACTTAAGATCACCGCCGACGCCAGCGAGGCGAAGCGTGCCTTGTCGGACGTGGAAGGCGGGATCAAGAAAGTCGAGTCCGCCGCGAAAGCGACGGAGCGGCCGATCCAGAACACCGTCGGCGCCTTGGCGGCGCACCGCGGCGAAGTCGATCGCACCGTGGACGCCGGCCGCCGGCTCGAAGAACAAACCCGCAAAGTCACGGGCACCGCCACCGTCTACACCCAAGCGCAGAAGGATCAGGCGCTGGCGATGTTCGGGTTGGGGGCCGCCCACAAGGAACTCCACAGCCGACTCGACATCCTCGACGGCAAAATCGCCGCGGCAACAACCACGTTCGGGATGAGCACTGCCGCGCTCAGTGCATGGGCCGCCGCGGCGGTCTTGGTGGCGGCTGGCATCGGGGCGATGGTGACCGGACTCGCTAACGCCACGAAGTTCTATTTCGAGACGAGCACGGCGACGAAGGACTCCCGCGATGCGCTGATCGAACTCGGCAAAGCGTGGGACGCCTTCAAGTTCCTGATTGGCGGCGCCGTGCTGGGGGAGGACTTTTCGATCGTGCGGCCGATCCGCGCGCTGGAATGGGCGCTCGGGCAGGTGACGATCAAGATCGCCTCGATGATCGACCAGGCGCGGACGTTCATCGGCCTCCTTGCCCTCATTCCCGGGCCGATGGGCGCGGCGGCGCGCGCGGGGCAATTCTTGGTGACGTCACCGGGCGGCGACGTCAACCTGCCGGGTGCGGGATCCTACGCCCCGATCCCGTACGGGGGGGCGGCGATGGCTGGTCCGCTGGGGGCGCTCGGCGGGAACCTCTTTTTCCAGATGGGACCGAACGGCCCCGTCGCGGGCATGGCCCCGCCGGGCGGGTACGGCGGCGGGCGCACCGGGCGTGCCCCTGCGCCGTGGCAGGTGCCGTCCTATGGGCTCTTTGCCGGGATGTCGTCCATGCCCGGGCATCAGATCGATTGGGCGCGGCAGTACGGCTGGAGCATCCCCGGCATCGGGATGACGGACGGGATCAGCGGCGCGATCGGGACGCAGATGGCGATGCCCGGAATGCCGGTCGGTCCCCAGCAGTCGTGGATGTCCAGCCTGATGGGGAATCAGTATGTCCGGGCCGGCGTCGGCATGATGGCCGGACCCGCGCTCGGCGCGATGCAGGGCAGCCAGAACAAGACCGTCAGCACGCTCGGGCGGATGGGTTCGTGGGCGCTGATGGGCGCGTCGATCGGGGGGCCGTGGGGGGCTGCCGCAGGAGCCGCGGCCGGACTCGTGGCTGGGCTGTTCACCACGTCTAAGGGGAAGAAAGAGGACCAGGAAGCGAACGTAGAGCTCGAGAAGATGCGCAAGCAACTCCTTGACACCCACGGGTCAATGGAACGGTTGCGCGCGCTCGGCAATCTCACTGGCGACGATCTCGCCTCGGCGTTCGGCCACCGCGGGAAGAAGGGACTCGAGGAGTTTCAGAAACAGGTCAGCGAGTTCGAGAAGCGCCAGGAGCGGCTGCAAAACGCGATCGAGAAGTACGGGTTCACGTGGGAGGAACTCGGGCCGAAGATTCAGCAGCTCAAGTTGAACGACTTCGCCAAAGAGTTGACGGCGGATATGGAAGTCCTCCTCGCGGCTGGGGTGCCGGTCGAGAAGGTCTTCGAGCGCATGGCTCCGGCCTTCTCGCAGATGGTGCAGATGTCGATGGCGGCCGGTATTGCGATTCCATCGCACATGCAGCCGATCCTGCAAAAACTGATCGACCTCGGCCTGCTCGTGGACAAGGACGGGCAGAAGATGACGGATCTGAGCCAGGTCAAGTTCAGCCCGGACATCACGAAAACGCTCGAGGACGGATTCCAACGGGTCGTCGATAAGCTGAACGATCTCCTGGTGGGCTTGGGCATTCTGCCGAAAGCGGCCGAGGATGCAGCGAACGGGATGCGGGACGCGTTCCGCGATTTCAGGTTCCCCGAACCGCCGGACTACGTGCCCGATCCGGACCCCGACAACCCGGATCGCGGACCCCGGCGACACGGCGGCGGGGAAGTGTCCGACGGGGTCAGCTACGACGCGGGCGGCGAGGTGCGGATCCGCGCCCAATCGCGCGAATGGGTGATGCAGCGCGCGGCGGTGGCGAAGTACGGCCGGAACTTCATGCACGCCGTCAACAGCGGCACGTACGCCGGCGGCGGGGGCACGGTCGTGCATGTTCACGCCGACGTCATCATGGCCGACGACCCGTCGAGCATGGCGCGGTTCTCGGAAGTGGTGGCCCGGGCAACGGAAGATGGCCTCCGCCGGCGAGGGGTTAGGCTGCCCTCGGTCTAGACGATGCCCACTTATCCCCTCACCGGATCGGCGGCGGCGGAGATCGAAGCGCGCCTGAACATCATGCGGCTCGCGCAGACGCGCTTGGGCTACATGAATCCCACGCTCCGGCTGACGATCGCCGGAACCGAGCGGCAGACCAAGATCGACAAATCCAGCGTCCGCGTTCAGAAGGACATCGAGGGGCCAGCATCAGCCACCCTGAAGACGAAAGCCAATCCGGGGTTCGTCCCCTCAGAGGGGCAGGAAATTAAGATTGCCATCGGCGCGATCACCAACCTGATCTTCGCAGGGCATATCACCCACGTTGAGCAGCAGCACGACGCGCGGGGCCAGGCGATCTATTTCGCCCTCCGCTGCCAGGACTACACCTGGCTGCTTGATCGCCGCCAAGTGCTGCGGCACTACCAGTCCGACAACGTCGAGTCGATCATCGCGGATCTCATCAGCTCGTTCAGTTCCGGGTTCACGACGACGCACGTCAATCAGGGATTGAAGTTCCTGGCGGGGGGGATGCCGTTCACGATGGAAGCGCCGACCGCGTGTCTGCGGCGGCTCGCGCAGGAAGCGAGCGCGCACTACTACGTGGACACCGTCAAGGACATCCATTTCTTCGCCGCGGGGACGGATCGCGCGCCGCAACCGCACGATCTGTCTGCGTCGTTCTCGGACTTCGAGAACGTGACGTATGTGGTAGACCTCTCGCAGATCCGCACGCGGGTGTACGTCGAAGGCGCGGGGAACCAACTGTCCGCGCAGTACAACCTCAGCGGCACGATGCTCCTCAACGACGCCAGCATGTTCCCCAGCACGGAGGTGGACGTCCGGCTCGGCACCTACGCGCCGGTGGCGGGACGCCGGTTCCGCTGGACGAAGGCGAGCGGCACATCGCTTGGCGTGTCAGGAATTGGCGATGAAGCGCACGCCGACTATGTCGCGCTGGCCCCGTTCCCGATCGGGACGGCGGTCAATATGTGGGTCGCCGCGGATGACACGACAGCCCAGACCGCGCTGGCAGCCCTCGAGGGGGGCGACGGCATCCACGAGCACTACGTCCAGGACCGGCGCTTGTCCTATAGCGGGATGACCGAGCGCGCCCAAGGCGAGCTGGCTCGGTTCAAGAACCCGCTCGAGACGATTCGCTACAAGACCCACGATCCAAACACCCGTCCCGGGGCGTTGGTGACCGTGAACCTGGCGGCCCCCGCGTCGATTACCGGGACATTCACGATCCAGTCCGTGACGATCTCCGACATTGAGAACGGAGCGGGGCGGCATCCCTGGTACGACGTCGTGGCGACGTCCTCCCGGCGCACCCTCTGGGACATTTACGGCCAGGTGCTGGCGACGAAGGCGGCCTGATGGCAGCGACCACGATTACCCGTGACGCGCTCACCGACTCGACGTCGCCCAGCACCGGCGACATCGTCAATGCCGCGTTCATCGGCTCCGTCTTCTACGACAACATCGATGCGCTCTTTGTTGCGTCGCTGACGATCGCGCGCTCGTCCTCCGGGGACATCGCGTTGACCGTCGAGAACGCCAGCAACACGGCCGGATCGGACGCGCAGATCGTGGCCTCCGTGGCGGGATCGTCGGCTGGGGATCCATTTCTCTCCTTTCTGATCAGCGCCGGTGCGAACTGGTCGATGGGCGTGGACAACTCCGCCTCAGACTTCTTCAAGATTTCACAGGGCACCGTCCTCGGGAATAACGACTTCGTTATCACGACTGGTGGCATGGTCCTGATCGCGGACGACGCAAACGCCAACATGTCGATCGGCCTGACGATCAATCAGGCCGCCAATGATGACGAGGTGCTGGCGTTCAAATCCTCTGACGTCGCACACGGCGTGACGACACTGGCGGAGACCGACACCTTCGGGTGCATCCGCAAGACCACCGGAGCCAGTGGCGGCGTGGAGCTGCGCGGGTTCCTCGATACCGGGTTGAATCACAGCGCGGTGTTCGGCCGGGGCGTGACGGTGGACGCGGCCGACACGACCAAAACCATTGGCGGGTTTGGCGTCGTCCGTGTGGCGGCGGCGCTGGCGTCAGGCACCGGGGTGGCGGCGATCGGCGCGAATGGGAACCTGTTCTCCATCGACAACAACGGGACGACGCGGTTCATCTTCGACGCTGAAGGGGATTCGCATCAGGACGTTGGCACCGCCTGGACGAACTTTGACGACCACGACGACCTCGAACTGTTGGATGCGCTCTCGGCGGGGGTGAGCCGGGACGCGGATCCGCTGCGGCAGGCGTTCGGATCGCTCCTACTGAAGCATCGGCCGACGCTGGAAGCGGCCCGGATCGTGACGTTCAACGACGACGGGCACCACTTCATCAACTGGAGCCGGGCGCACATGCTCACGATTGGGGCGGTGCGGCAACTTGGGGCTCGGCAGCACCTCTTAGAGCGCCGGCTGCTGGCGTTGGAGGCCTCGTAAATGGCATCTGTCACTGGCACCGGCCCCTACACCGTGACCCTGACCGCCCGCGAACAGGCGGTCGCCGCCCGTGTGGCGTCTCGGAACAGCGTCACCGTCGCCAAGGCGTTGGAAACCCTCGTGGAGCGGAAGCTGAACGAGATCTTCACCCAGCACCAGCAACAAGAAGCGGCGGCCCGGCAGGACGCGTACGCCAACGCCACGGCGCAAACGAAGGCGTCGGTCGATACCGCGCTCAACTTCACGCCGGAGCCGTAATGGCCGAGACGATCCACCTCGAACCGGCGGAGTACTGGAAGCTGCTGAAGCTAGAGAGCGATTTGCGGTACGCGCAGGAGAAAGCGGCGCAGATCCTCGCGCCGGTGCAGCAGGCTCGCGCGGCGCACCTGAAGGCGCTGGCCGCGAAGTATCCGGCGATGACGCCTGACGGCAGCTATCGCGCGGAGGATGCGACCTGCACGCTGACAACCCAGACGGAGTAGGCAGACGTGAGCGGCGAAACCGAAAAGAACGTCAGCGGGTGGACGATCGATACGTGGGTGGCACATACCGTGGCGCTCCGGGCCGCCGATGATCAGTTCAACGCCGAACGCGACCGACGCTACACCGAAGTCAAGAACGCCGAAGAAAAGGCGCTGAAGATCAAGGAGCAGGCGGATCGGGATGCGCTGTCGCTGGCCCGTGAGATCCAGAGCTATAAGGATGAAAAAGCGAACGAGCTCCGGGAGCAGATCAGCAGCGAGCGCGGGGAGTACGCCTCGAAAGGCGATCTCGTGGCCGCCGTGGAAAAGATCGAAGCGCAACTGAAACCGATTAACGAGTACATCGCGTCGGATCGCGGGCGCGGCAGCGGCGTACTGGCGAGTTGGCAAGTGATGATCGCCGTTGTCGGCCTGTTCTTTACCTTGCTGGGCATCGCGTCGATTGGGGTGGGGGTGGTGCTGTACGTGACAAAACCGTGAAGGCAAGACGAGGCGGGGCGCCGCGCTGCAGGCACAGACACGACGCCCCTAACCGACACAGACAGACAACGTCTGCGCAGGCTGCTGGTTCTTATCGGCAGGGGGCGCGCGCGAATCTAGGGGGGAGACACCGTGCCCAACGGCCGGCGAACGACCGATGCAACAGGACTGCGATTTCCGCTACAGCTCGTGATTTTCATCGCCAGCACCTGTGTGACCGTGGCTGTGACGATCTGGAGTAGCCAGGCAGGGATGCAGGCGAGGCTCGGCAACATCCAGACGCAGATGGAGTGGGCCGCAAAACTGCAGGCGGCTGAAAACAAGGCGCAGGAGGATCGTGCGACCGCCATTCGAGAAGCGGTGCAGGACATGAAGCGACGGCAAGAGCTCCAGCAGTACGAGATTCAGGGGCTCAAGGAAGCCATTCTGAAACAGGGGGCGCCACGGCGCTGATGAAAGGACGATGACCATGAGCAACGGAACCGCGTGTTGCATCCTCGGCGTGTGCTGCCCTCCCGCTCGGCAGCGTGAAAAGATTTCCGAACTACTCGTCGCGGAGGGGCTGTCCAAGGACGATGCCGACAAGGCCGCGTCGTGGTTCGAGGGGCAAATCAGCGCGCTCGGCGATCTGGCGAAGGCTGTCGCAGCGATGAAGAAGGCGCACCCCAACCCGCCCAAGGAGTAGGCCCATGATCACCATTTTCATTACGTTGCTCGTCATCGTCCTGCTGTTCTGGGCCGTGCGGACGCTGCTCGCGGCGTTTCACGCGCCGGAACCGATTCCGACGATCGTGTATGTCGTTGGCGTCGTGCTGATCGTGCTCTGGCTGTTGAAAGCCTTCGGCCTCTGGAGCGGCGGCCCCTCGCTCGGGCTATGACATGACGCCGGCGCTCTTGATCGACATCGCGCTCGTGCCCGCGTTCCGGTTCCTGCCGCCTGAAATGGACAGCCTCGCCGCGCGCGCCTTCCTGCTCACTGTCGTGCAGCAGGAATCGCGCTTGCGGCACCGGCGGCAGATTCATGGACCAGCGCGGTCGTACTTCCAGTTCGAGCGCGCCGGGGTGCGCGCGGTGTTGGGCCACCTCGCTTCGGCCGAGCACGCGCGGCGGGCGTGTGCGCTGTTGGACGTGGAGCCGACGACCGACGCGGTGTACCTCGCTATCGAGCACCACGACGTGCTCGCGTGCATCTTCGCGCGGTTGCTGCTCTGGACGTTGCCGGGCAAGTTGCCGCAGGAGCACGAGCCGGATTTGGCGTGGTCGCAGTACCTATCGGCGTGGCGGCCCGGAAAGCCGCATCGTTCGACGTGGGACGGGTTCTTTATTGAGGCGTGGCGGATCGTCAAGGAGGCGGAGTTGTGACCGGCTATCTCCATCGCGTCGATCGGTTTCATCGAGACATGCCGCATCCGCCGCCGCCACTTCCGCGCGATGCGTGGCACGGCCGCGAGTTCGTGGAAGCGGATGGCACACGCGATGAAGTGGTCTGGGATGGCACGTCGCCGTACCAGCCGAGCGAATGCGGGCGGGCGCTCGTGGTTCCGAAACCATGAACGCCGCATCTGCCGTCGCCCTCCTGCTCCTGCTCGCGTCTCCCGCGCACGCGCTGACGCGCACGGTCGTACCGGGTGGAGTCTACGGCGAACGCTGCACGACGGGCGAAACGGCCGTCCTGATCTGGGGCTCGCACGTCCAGACGCATCTCGGCAACGTGGCGCTGCCGCCGGATGAACTGCGCGCCGGCGGGAAAGGGCCGCTCTACACCCGTATTCGGTGCGCACCGTTCGCATTTGCCGGCCAGAGCCATGCGGGGTTGGGTACTTGGCAGTGGCGCGTCGGGATCGGGTGGACGCTTCATCCACCAGCCTGCGGCGTGTCCCCGGTCATCTACACCGCGGCTGGCGATCTCCTGATCTCGGATTGCTCCGTGGGCTCGCAAGGCTTCCGGTATATCGATCGTCACGGGCGTCCCATCTCCGGCGATATGACGTACGCGGACATCCCCAACCGGATCTGGGAGTGGACGGAGTACGACGGCGTACGAGTCGGACAAGGGAACGACGGCTGCATCAGCATCCGCGGGATCGATCGCCGGATGCTCGAACGGGGGGATTGCCGGTTCGTGCGGTTCCACCTGGTTGGGCAACGCTTCTCGATGGTGATGTCCAAGTTCGAGGAAGGCGTGGTGGTCCTGCTCGACGGCATCCTGTCGGACCTCTCGACGTTCCCGCAGGAGGCGATTGACGTCCCGCCTCCGCCGCCTCCCCCGCCACCGCCGCCACAGGTGCCGCCATTTCCGGAGGACATCTTCGCGGCGTTGCAGGCGACACGGGCTCGGTACCCCACGCCATTCAAGGGATTCGGCTCTGTCCTGATCAACGAAATCGCGCACCAGTTCCGCGCACGGCGGGCGGGGCTTGAGTCCAAGGTTACGGGCAACACCTGTCGGCAACCAAAGACGGACGCCAGCGTGTCCTGTGACATTTTCCGCATCGGCGATTTCGGCTACGACGTGATCCGGGCAGAGGAGAGCGACGGCCAAATCGTGCGGCCTGAGGGTGGAGCGGCGGATCCCGCGAGGTTCGTGGCTCCCGTCGATCCGGACGACGGGCCGCCGCCTCCACCGCCTCCCCCTGACGGGCTGGAGGCTCGGGTGCGGCTGCTCGAATCCGAAGTGCTCGCCCTGACGACGCGGGTCGTCGCCCTGCGGGATGCGCTCACCGCGCAGGCGCAGCGGATTGCCGCATTAGAGCAACAGCAGCCGTCGCAGGGCGTAGACGAGGCCGCGGTCAAGGCGCTGATTGACGCGGAGCTCAAGGCGCTGCGGTTCAAGGTGTTGATCGGCGAGTCGCTGTCGAGGCCGTTCAGGCATACGCACAGCGGGACCGTGGAGATGATCCGATGAGCCACGCTACCGACGCACCGTCGATCGAACAGGTCGTGCAAGCCGCGCAAGGGCTGGCCGTCCACGCGGGCTTCCTCAGTGAAGAAGTCGGGCGACTGCGAGCGGTATGCCGCGCGCATAGCATCGATCCGGACGAACCGGCGCAGGTGTACCGTCCGCCGGAGATGGCCCCAGCTGGAACCTCGAAGGAGTAGGCATGATCCCGACACTTGTGGCGGCAGCGATTGACCTCGTCAAAATCATCATCGAGTACGACAAGCTCGTGTTCGAGTCCCTGCCAGCAGACAAGAAAGCCGAGGAAGCCGTCGGGCGGTTCGAGGAACGCAAGAAGTTACGGGAGTTCATCGAGGACATCCAGAAAATCGGGACACAGGAGTAGACGATGCTTTCACGCGATAGCGCTATTTGGTGGATTGGGTTGGCACTCGGCGTCGTGACGACGATCGTTGCCAACATCGATCGCTTCACGTTCATCTCATCGACCGGCGAGGAAATCCTCACGTTCGTCGGCCTGATTCTGTCGGCGGTGTCGATGAAGATGGCGACCTCGCCTCTGCCGAGCGAGCAAGCCGCCGCAGTCGGCACCGCGACGGCGAAACTGGTAGACGCCAAGCGCGAGTTGGCGAAGGCGGATCGGGACGCAGCTCCGCCTCACGCGCCTGATGCCGCATGATCTGATGCCGTGTCCGCGCGCCACGTGTAGCGGCGGCACGCTCGATCTGGATGGGTATTGCTCGGTGTGTAGCTACGTCGAGCCGAAGACGCCGACAGGCGATCGGACGGTTGGGAATCCTCCGCTGGGTCCGCAGGCTGCCCCGGTCTGCGAGGGGGATGTCTCGGCCTCCGGTCGCCCGTCAGCACAAGATCGGCCGTTCAAGGCGATGGGCTAACCCGTTGCCTCCGTGTCATCCCACCGCGTTCGTCGTCGCAGTCCGCCCAGAACGGCCGAGCGCAGGATAGCACGGCTCAGTCCGGTTTTTCAGGACGTGTCACGGTCACCGTAATCGTCAAGCCGCCGGCGGGCTTTACGGGCTGGGCCGGGGCCGCGGGTGGGTCTTTCTTCGGCTCGAAGGGCAGCACCTTCGGGCTCACCGCACTTCCTCGAAGCTCCACTGCACCCCGCTCGAACTGACGATCTCCACCACACCCCCGGACGTCAGGTAAATGCCCTCGTGGCGGGTAGACGGCCAGCGTGTGCCGATGATCTCGTTCACGATCAACCGCCCCGCGATTCGGACGATGAAGTTCGAGCCGCTCCCGGTGAACACACCGATGATGCGGACGCGCTGGACGTCTGTTGGCATGTCGAAGACGGTATCGCCCACCCCAGAGCGACGGAACGGATCCCGCACCCCTCGACCGCTGATCGGCGTCGTGTTCGTCCCGCTGGTGTGGTTCGCCTGGACGGTGATCGTCCCGTTGTACGCCCGGTTCTCCGTGGGCTGGAAGATGATCGTAGACGCCTGCGAGGTGCCCGCCGCGATCGTGCCGTCCGTCCAGCTCGCCGTGTAGCCGCTCGGTCCTGTCAATCCGGTGACGGTCATCAGGGAGTTGCCTTCGTTGTAGATCCGCAGGATGCGCTCAGAACGACTCCCGACAGGCATCTCGCCAAAGTCTAAGACGGCCTCGAGCCGGATGACGCGCGTTTGGGTGGAAGGAGTGGGACCGCTGGGCGTGCCCCCCTTGCTACCGCCACAGGCGGTTACTAGGAGCAGGAGCAGGCACACCCACGCGCGCATCAGCACCATCCTACGCCTCCCTTCCAACCGCGTGAGCCTGACGTGAGTAACAACACTCTACTTCCGCCGATTTCCGTGGAGATGACTCCCGAATACGTCTATGCCCACAGAGCGAAACCGAGGCCGGAATTACGGCCCTGAGAGGGGTGCTACGCATGAATGCGTGTGGCATCGACCCCGCCAACTCCATCGTCAGGATGCGCGCTTTTTGGGCGCATTTTTGGGCCTCCGCGATCGCGCGTGTGTGTCACGTGAGCCGATCGCTTCCACAGCTCGCACGAGCTCTGGATCGTCGGGATGATCGTACCGGGCGAGCTGCTTCAGGCTTTTCCACCCGCCGAGCCGCTGCACCACGGTCAGCTTGACCCCGCTTGAGGCGGCGCGCGTAGCGCCCGTATGCCTCAAACTGTGAAAAGTCACGCCACCATTGGCCCGGCCAAGTGGTACCCCCGCCCGCCGGCACAAATCCCCAAAGAGGCCCTGAATGGTGACGGAGCCCATCGGGTGCCAGTCGCCTCCGTACTTGCGCGCGAAGTAATACGGTCCCGTATTTGGGAGCGCATCCAGTGCCTTCCTCAGCCGCTTCGAGACGGGCACCTGATACGGTTCACCGCCCTTCGGATCAACCACCTCTAGATAGCGCTTGTGATCGTGCCGACGCTCGAGGCGCCGCACATCGCCTTGGCGCATCAACGTATCCAGCGCCAAGATGATCAATGCACGTTCTTCGGTCGTGGCGTGCGCGAGTAACCGGCGTTCCGCGTCGCGGGTGAGGATTGTGATCGGGGTCCGCGATACCCGCAACCGCTTCACGGCATCGGCGGGATTGACGTCGAGGTATTTCGGAATCGCGCTGCGTATAAGCGGCTTGAGGACGTCGAGCTCGCGGTTGACCGTGGCGGCTTTCTTCGTCTCGGCCTGCGTGGTTTTCCAGCCTTCGATCTGTTCCCGATCCAATGATGTGAGCTTCGTGTCTCCAAAGTATCGGATGAAGCTCTGGATCATCGACCGTTCACGCCGGCCGCCGCGGTGATGCGCGGCGATGTGCGCCAAGTACCACATGGCGTGCTCGCGGAACGTCCGGATCGGTTTGTCGATCGGGAGATGAAAGCGGCCACGGGCGCGATCCCCCATGACCGCCGCGTACACCTCGTGGGCCTGGGCTTTGGAATCGCGTTGCTGCGCGCCGGGGCCGATCGGGATGCCGGTGCTAACCCGTCTGCTCGTCCCCTCGATCCACATCCACCAGAAGGGACTGTCCTTTCGTCGGTACACCCCCATCAGGCAGGTCGCTTGCGGCGGCGTTGGCGAGCAACTGATCGACGATTTGATCGATGTACTGCACGAACGCGGGCCGTGTCAGGGCTAGTAGTTGGAGTTTGTCGCCCAAGGATCGCAACGGCGATTTCTTGGACTTGGTGTCCGAGCTCGAGGAGTCGGGCAGCTCCATTGACAACATCCGTGAGTGGGACGGACGGGGCGACGAGCGCGACGGACCCAGGTTCTCGCCGAACCGCAGCAGAGTCATCGACACCTCCGAACTGAGATAAGGACGGGTGTATCTCGGAGGGGTGACGGATTAGGTCATAGTCCGCATCGTACCCTGCCAGCAGGTCATCGATCGAACATTGCAAAGCCTTCGCCAGCTTCAAGAGCGTCTTGGTATTGGGTAGTCGATACCGCCCGCGCTCCCACGCGTTCACTGTGGTGGCCGGAATGTTCAATCTGCGTGCGAGGTCGCTCTGCGAGAGCGGCGGTGTCGCCTGTTCGCGCAAGCGCGCAATGTTCCGCCCGATGCTCACCGGCCCAGCGTAAGCGCATTCGCTATAGGCGGCAAGCCCGTAAGTGTCTGATGGTAGGGGCATTAGTGATGTCACTACAATTTTCGGCGATGGGGTGTTGACACGTTAAGCGATAACGCTTATAGTTTGGTCACTTTACTTATGGCAGCGCCTCTTACCGCTCGGCAAGTTCGGGAACTCCGACAGACGCCGCCGCCGCCGAACGGCAATCGTGTCGCTCTGGCGATCGAGATGACCGGCGTCACTCAACAGCAGATTGCGGATGCGACGGGCCTGGTTCAGCCCTACATCAGCAATGTCGCCCGCAACTGCTATCCCACGATCACCGTCGAGAACGCGCGCAAGTTCGCGGACTACTTCGGGTGTTCGATCGAAGACCTCTGGCCCGCCCGTGAGGCGGTGGCGTCGTGACGGACTCGCCGTACCTGACGGCACCAGAAGCGGCGGCGTACCTGCGCTACGCCTCGGTGCGTGCGCTCTACAAAGCTGTCGCCGAACTCCACATCCCCTGTCGCCGGCGCGGCGGCAAGACGTTCCTGTTTCGGAAAGACGAACTTGATCGTTGGCTGGCTGGCGAGTCGGCCCTGCGGATTCAGCGGAGGGTGTCATGACGGCGCACCACCTCCTGCAGCCGGGAGCGTGCGATCCGCAACAGGCGTTCGGCCTGCAGGACCGCGTCGATCCCGGCGGCCAGTTCGAGCGAGGCGGCGCGCGTGCGGGAACGATCGGGATCGGTAGTCGGGTCCGCGGTGAAGCGCGCCCGATGCAGTTCGTAGCGAGGAGGGTCTGACGATGGCGTCTGTGGCACGGGCCAACGGTACGGCGGTCGCCCTCTCGCGTCAGGCGAATCCAGTTGCCTCCCGCTCCACTATTCGGGCAACCGAGGTTGCCCGCTGCCTTGGGGTCATCCAGCGCGCCATCCAGGAGACCGGCTGGAACTGCGAGGCGGTCGCGGCGGAGATGGGGATCGACAAGTCGTACCTCTCGCGGCTGCTCTCCGGGGAAAAGACGCTCACGTTCGCGCATCTACTCGATCTCCCGGATGACGCTGAAGCCGCGTACTACACGCTGCGGCTGCGCGAGATGGGCCGGATCGTCGTGGAGCCAGTCGAGCCGGAAGCGGCCATCGAATGTCTGGTGCGCGGGCTGGTCGGTGTGTTGACGGAGCGCAAGCGTATGGCGAAGGCCGCGTTATGACGACGGCCTCCCTCTTTGACGTGCGCCCGCCGATGGACGGCGAGACGTTCGATCCGCAGCAGGACGGGCCGCGGCTCCATCGCCAACTCGCACGGGTGAAAGCGCGGATGAGCGACGGGTGCTGGCACTCACTGAAGGATCTGGCCTACGACACCGGGGCGAGCGAAGCCAGCGTGTCGGCGCGCATCCGCGATCTCCGGAAGCAGAAGTTTGGCGGCTACACCGTGGAACGGCAACGGCTCAAGGATGGTTCGGGACTCTGGTTTTACAAATTGGTGATCCCATGAAAGAACCCCGACACAACGCGACGCTCGACTCCGGAAGGAATACGGGCTGTTGCAGGCCAGTTTGATGCTGAACCGCGAATTGATCAAGGCGTTGATTGCGAGCGACACATTGACGGCCGACGAGGAACACCGGTACGTGCATGAGTTCGTTCGCATCGGCGCGGTGAGGGCGCGATGACGGACTGGCTGCTGAATCCCTATCACGTCCTCAATTGAAGGATGAAGAAAAAGATTTGGGTGTGCCCGTCAGCCACAGTGTTCTGAACCGAGAACCAGCCTCCTGAACTTGGAGCGACAGCGATGAATGAGACGACAGCCACGAAGTTCACGCCGGGGCCGTGGAGCGTCTACGGCCAGTTGGGTGTGCCGAGTTCAATCAAGCAGCCCGGTATCGATAGCGAGGCTGGCGAGCGGTTCACGATTGTGACGTGGGGAGATGAGGATCAGGAAGACGTCGGGGTGCAGGGGCGGACACCAGAGGAGAAGTGGGCCAACGCACGCCTGATCGCGGCAGCGCCAGAGTTGTATGAAGCGCTGGAAAGCGTGATTCGGAATCACTGCGGCAATTCAGATCGCATCTTCTGCGGCACGTGTTCCAGAGCGCGCAAACTCCTACAGCAGATCGACGGCGAGACGGCGGAGCGTGCGCGATGACGTGGCCGGAGTTCATCGGCGGTGCCTGTGTCGGCCTGATCCTGTTCTGGGCGCTTCGGGCCTTCATTCGAGGGGCACGCCATCAGCGAGAAGAAGGAGCCTATGCCGCCATGCAGAACGCGGTACGGACGCCCCCGATCACGAAGCACGTCCACCGGTATCCGCCGATGACGGAGAAGGCCGCGAAGGGGTTTGCCAAAGATCCGACGGTGATGCGCGATCAGGTGAGTCCAGAAGAACGACGAAAACGACTTGGTGTTGCCCGTCAGCCATAGCGCACGGCACCGGCAACCAGCATTCTGAACTTGAGACGCTCACCAATGGACGACACGACAGCCACGAAAAGCGCGTTCCAGCAGTTGCGCGAAGCTCTGCTCGCGGTGGAGTGGGTGCGGTTCCCGCAGGAGTTGGAACCGGGCGTGTGGGTGCATCCCTCGCGCTGCATGGCCTGCAAGAAGTTTCGCGGCAGCGGGCACGCGGAAGACTGTGTGGTGTGGAACGCGCTCAAGGCGAGCGCAGCGCAATAGAAACTGGCTCGGTGGCTGAAACACCGAGCCCACAACCCAGAGGAATGAGACATGGCCATTCTACTGCAACACAGGAGCAGCCCCGTGAAGTTTCTCACCCCGCCGGAGCTGCTGACGCTGGACCTGATGGCGTCGATTGAGCGTGCGCGACAGGCCGCCGTCGCCCAACGGCTGGCAGAAGGGTGCTGCGCGGAGTGCGGCGCGCCGCTGACGCCGGATGAGCCCTGCAACGACCCGCTGTGCCCCTCGAAAGCGGGGCAGTTCGAGCAGGGTTCGGACGCAAGGCGCTGACCAATGCCCCCCGGCAAGCCCTTACAGTTCGCGCCCGATCAGGTGGCGAAGATTCGCGCCTTGAAAGATCAGGGGGTGCCGCTCAAGGCGTTGGCCGAGCGCTTCGGGGTGTCGGTGTTCAGCATCCTCAAGATCGCTGGTCCGAAGACCCGAGAGGCGGCGACGCGATGAGTTTCGCCTGGGCCAGTGGTGACGGCGAGTCGTTTCCTGAGCACCGCGAGTTGTTCCCGTCGCAGGCGACTGACCGGGACCGCGACGCGGGAGGCCGCCACGTGTATCGCTGCCTGGACTGCACGTGGACGGGGGGCGCGGTGGCGGCGCTCGAGCATCACGTGAATACGTGCCATCACCGGATCCAGATGGTGAACGGCCCCGTACAACTTTTCCGCTGCTGTCAGACGGTGGCGCAGCCTAAGGAGCGGAGCGCATGAGGATTATCAAAGGGACAGACGCGATTCCGGTGGAGCATCCCGTGTTTCTCATCTTCGGCCAGCCAGGGATCGGCAAGTCGTCGCTCGGCTACTCCGCCAAGGATCCGCTGGCGCTGGACTTCGACCGCGGCGCGCACCGGGCGGCGAACCGCAAGGACACGCTGGTGATCGACGCCTGGAAAGACGTGGCCGAGCTGATGGAGAACCCCGAGCAGATCCACGGCTACGCCAGCATCAGTGTCGATACCGTCGGCCGCTGCCTCGACCTGATGACGGCCGACATTGCGATGCACGACCCGAAGAAGGCGCCTGGCGGGAACCTCTCGCAGCAGGGCTGGGGCGTGCTCAAGACCCGCTTTCGGACGTGGACCTCGCAACTGCGGCTGCTCGGCAAAGACGTCCTGCTCATCGCCCACGACAAGGAAGACAAGGACGGCGACACGCGGATCGTGCGGCCGGATATCGTCGGCGGCTCCTACGGGGAAGTGATGAAGGTGGCCGACTTCGTGGGCTACCTCTACATGAACGGCAAAGACCGCGTGCTCGATTTCAACCCCACCGACCGCTGGATCGGGAAGAACCCCGCCGGCTGGGCGCCGTTCAAGCTGCCGCCTGTCTCAAAGGCGCAGACGTTCATGGCGGAGCTGTTCGACAAGGGCCGCGCGGCGCTCGGGGCGATCAGCGAGGAAAGCGCCAAGGTGACGACGCAGGTGGACGACTGGCGCGCGGCGATCGACACCTACACGTCCACGGATGAAGTCAACCGGGCGATCGGGGAGATTGCCACGCTGCCGGCGATCGCGCAGCCGCAGGTGAAGAAGCTGCTAATGGACCGGGCGAAGGCCCTGCAGTTCGTCTGGAATCCGCAGGCGAAGGCGTTCGAGGAAGCCAAGGCGATGGCCGCGGCGCAGGCGTAGGCGATGCGCATCTCCGCGACCACGCTCGAATCGTTCCGGCTGTTCAACGAGCCCGACCAGGAGTGGATGACGGAAGACGATCTCCGCGATTCCATCCTGGGCAGGTTCGTGCCGAACCACAAGGTGAACCTCGGCACGGCGTTCGGGAAGGTGCTCGAAGACCCGGACCACTACATGGTGCCTGGCGGGTTCAGGCTGACCGCGAACGGCGAGTGCTTCGAGTTTGGCCGCGACGTCATGGACCCGTGCCTCGCGCTGGTGGATCGGCTCGGCGTGTTCGAGGCGAAGGCGATCCGGCGCTACGGGGACTGCGACGTCGTGTCCAAAGCCGATCATCTCCGCGGGGCCAAACTCTCCGAGTTCAAGACGACACTCTCGACCTTCGACTTCGAGAAGTACGCCCGCAGCTACCAATGGCGGTTCATGGCGGATGCCTTCGCGCCGTCGGTGGTGACGTATCACGTCTTCTGCCTCTACGAAGCGCCGAACGGGGTGATCGAGCTGCGGTCGATCGAGTCGTTCAATCTCTACCTCTACGCTGGGTTGCATCTGGACTGCGCGGAGCTGGTGCGGGAGTTTGCCAGCTACGTGACGGCGAAGGGGCTGGACGGGTACCTCAGGCAGCGGCAGGCGGAGGCGGCGTAGATGGCTGATGTCCCGTTCTACGGTCGCGTGTTGGAGGGTGGACTACTGGTGCTCGACCGGCCCAAGGACTACGCGCGGCACGTCCGGGCGCACAAGGGCCAACACGTTGAGTTGACGCTACGGAAGCGCCGGCAGAAGCGCAGCTCGCAGGCGAACCGCTTCTATTGGGGCTACGTGCTGGCGGAGATCGCGGAGGCGTGCGGGTACACCAAGGACGAAGCGCACGAGGCGCTGAAGCACCACTTCCTCAAGGAAGACGGCGACGGCCCGCTGGTGAAGGTGCGGAGCACGGCGGACCTGGGCGTCGAGGAGTTCTCGGCCTACGTCGAGCGCGTCATGGCGTTCGGGGCGACGACGTTCGGGATCGTGTGGATGGAGCGCGACCAGTGGGAGGCGGCATGACCTACGACGACTTCCTCGCCAGCCTTCGGCAGACCCCGCGTGATTGGACGGTGGATGAGTACGGGTATCTGCGCCGGCCGCACGGGGATGGGCTCTGGCAATGCCCCGTCTCTGCGCTGGCCCACAAGGAATCGTGCTGCTTCAGAAGCGCGGCGGACGCCATCGCGCTCGATGCCACGGCGGCCGTGCTCATCGCTGGGGCTGCCGACAATGACAAGGACTGCGATCCGCAGATCCGGGCGGATCTCTTGGCGGCGACGGATCCGCAACCCTAGTTTGAGATCGTGAGGCGACCCGTGACGAAAGAGGCGACAGCCACGACAGCGCGTGTTGATGACGGCGGGCCAGCGTTCCCGTCCGGCCACGGCTGCCGCGGCATGACACTGCGGGACTACTTCGCGGCGCAGGCGATGCAGGGCTTGATTGCGAGCAACGACGAGGGGGCCGGCGATCGCTTGGATGATATTCCCAAGTACGCCTACGACATCGCCGACGCCATGCTGAAAGCCCGCAGCGAGTAGGTCATGGAACACGGCCCCAACGGTTCCTTCTTCAAGCCGCCGAAAGGCACGCTGGTGCTCGAGCGCGAAGCCGAGCAGGCCAAGGCGTTGAAGCTGGAGCGCGCCGAGAAGGGCGCGGCGAAGAAGCGGGATGGCCGCTGCCGCTGGCCGGAAGTTCACAAGTGCCGTGGAGCGTTGGAGGCGGCGCACATTCGGGATGCGAGCCTCGGTGGGCTGATGGATCGCACGAATCTGATCCTGCTCTGTGCGTGGATTCATAGACGGGGGCCGGAGAGCATCCACGGGAAGCAGTTGCGGATCGAGATCAACACCCCGGCTGGGGCAGAAGGCCCGTGCAGCTTCTATCGGCGGGGGGAGCACGGGCGGTATCACCTGGTGGCGCGCGAGACGCGGCCGTTTCAGTTGGAGCGAGATTGAATGCCCTGCCCGCTTCACCGTCCGCCGACGACACACGAGCTCAAGTGCTGGCCTGAGTTCTTTAGGGTGATCCTGAGCGGCGAGAAGACGTTTGAGGTTCGGAAGAACGACCGAGACTTCATGGCGACGGACTGGCTGCGGCTGCGCGAATGGGATCACCGCCGCGAGACCTATACCGGCCGCGAGGTGTACGCCCGAGTGCCGTATCTCCTCGATGGCCAGTGGCCCGGATTGGCCGAAGGCTACGTCGTGATGAGCATCATCGTGCAAGGGACGATCGAATGAACGCTGTCTTGTGGGATGACGAAGCGAGAGGGGCCGTCGCGTGACTGATCAGGACCGAGAAAGAGTAAGAGCGTAAGAAAAATCTTGAGGGTTTGCCCGTCGGGTGAGGCCACAAAGCGAGAACGAGCATTCTGAACCTGAACCATGAGTGAACGACTCGACACGCCAGTCACGAGACAACCGGCACTTGCCGAACGGATTGCGCGAGAGGCGCACGAAGACCAACGCTGCACCGTCACGGGCGAGCCCTACATCCGCCATGTCGAGCGAGTTGTAGCGCTGGTGGACAGCGATGAAGCGAAAGCGGTGGCGTGGCTGCACGACGTGCTGGAGGACTGCCACGAGTGGGACGCGCCACGGCTGCGCGAGGCGGGAGTTTCGGACCGCGTCATGGCGGGCGTCGTCTGGCTGACGAAGCCTGCGGGGAAGCCGTACGACGATTACATCCACGGCATTCGGCGCTCGCGCAACGCGCTGGCACTCACGGTGAAGATCGCGGACTTGCGCGATCATCTCCGGCCCAATTGTCCAGAGCGTCTTCGCGCGAGGTACGAGCGCGCGTGGCAGACGTTGACAGGAACTCCGTGGTTGCAGGTTCAGGAGCCCGGTTGTGAGTTTAGAACACTGTAGCCGACGGGCAAACCCGCAGTCTGACGCTCTTGATCTGCGTCGGATCGGGGCGCGCCGTGAACGGACGGACCAGGCATGAGCCTTTTTAGGCGCGCGGCGAAACGAGACAGTGCTGAAGCGGCCATCGTGGACGCCTTACGGAAAGCCGGGTGGAGCGTCGAGTCGTGGAGCCAGCGCAACTGTCCGGACCTGGTGCTCTCCCGGCACGGGGTCACCTTGTTGGCAGAAGTGAAGACCGGGAGAAAGAAGCTGCGGCCGGGACAGCAGGACTGGATCGCGCAGTGGCAGGGGCGCGTCGTGGTGCTGAGAAGTGTCGAAGACGCCCTAAGGTTGGGGGGCACAGGAGACGACGCCCTCCGCTGACAAAAAGTGAAAGAGCACGACGAAAACCTTTTGGGGTTGCCCGTCGTGCGAGGGGCAGAAAACTCACAACCGGGATTCTGAACCTGAACCGATGTTGCCTCTAACGGAACGACAGTCACAAGTGCGAAGACCGCTGATCGAAGACGGGCGAGCGCGTCAACTGTTCCACGGGACGCAGATGGCATCAGGGTTCGTGTACGTGTTCCCGCATCTATGTCCCGGCGCGGGGTGTGCCGTGTGCGCCTACGCAATGAGTCGAGCGTCACACGGGACAGAGGTCGGGGATGGGCGATGGAAGTTACCGAGGTAGATCGAGAGGGATTGGCTATATGACGCGACGGGATCTCGCACGACTCGAAAAGCTGTTGGCTGAGGCGAAGGTCAAGATTGACGAACCCTTCGGCCCGGCCGCCGTCACGCGGCAGTACGTCGGGATTGGGCTGTGCCGCTCGGACATCGGAGCCTTGGCGAATGCGGTGGAGGTGTTGCGCCACATGGTTCGTCGCCCCACGGTGAAAGCCGAGCGGCGAGACGAGACGGTCGCCGTATGAAACGAATCCGGGATGAGCAACTTTCTGAAGCCCGAGAAGCTCCAGCGATTACGCTGGGCATTCTCGCAGGGCTGGAGCACGCGAGCCTGCGCGCGATACGCAGGCTGCTCCACGAACGTCGCGTTCGCCTACGCCCGCCGGTTCCAGCGGCAGGATCGGTGTCCGTGCGGCGAGTCGGCCAGCCATCGGGGATGGTGCTCGTGGCGGTCCCAGAACAGTCCGGCCAGACTGGCGGCGATCCGTCGCCTGCCACACACTGGCCGCGCGGTGGGCGCACGCGACAAGACGCCTCGAACCCGCATCAGCCTGCTCGGTCAACGTCGGCGGCGAACGGTGTGGGGCGAACGGTTCCAGCCGCGACGGGTGAACCGTCCGAGTCCAACGGTCTGGCCGTTCATTCTGGACGAGCCGACCGAAGACCAAGGCATCCTCGTGGAAATCAATCGGATGGTGCCGAAGTATCTCCACGAGGAGTTTCGGCAGGACGTGTGCCAGGACGT